TTACAGGTAGATATTGCTCTATCTTTGATTGAATATCTTCAGGAGTCATATCAAATATTAAAGCACCAAGACTTTCCATACTGTTTCTATATTAACATAAGCTTGATATTATATTTTTATAGTTAAAGATAAGTCTACCACGCAGATGGTTATCTCGACATTATAATATTCATCGCTTCATCAATCGTCATCTCTGTAGGCATTTCTGGAACAATTATCGTCGCCGACTTACAAGTCATCGCTTCAATTTCTCTTCGAATCTGCTCATCATTATCATTACAAATTTCATCCATTGTTTTAATGTTGTCAGGCAAGTTAAAAATGATATTCTTTTTCTTTTTACTAGATATAGACATTATATACTAACAAACGAATTAAATTTCTCAAATAAAGCAAACGCATAGAAACATATTAAGGAAAAACGACTTAAACATTATTTCTCAATATAATATAATATAATAGAATGTCGTCCCAATCCGCGCAGCTCAAATTTTACAACTCTCACAAAGAACAAATTTTAGCTTACAAAAAAAAATGGTATGCGAAAAAGACTTGTCTGACTGCTGCATTTAAAAAAGTTCGGGTCAAAGGATTATCAAAAAAAACAAGTAATGATATAATCAAGGCTGCTATCAAAGCAAATATTTTAACATTGCTTTTGAATGTAGGAGACGAAAGTAAAGAATACAGTCTACATAATTTCATAGAATTATATAAATTTGAGGACTTCAGTATTATTGAAGTCAATGGTTATGCTATTCAATATATTAAAGATGAAGCGCATTTATATTATGAAAATCTGTCAGAACTGTCTAGTGAAGTATCACAGACGTTTATCAATTTGCCACACGCAAAAATACAATTACATATTTTTGAAAACCAATTAATATTGGAACCTACGGTTCCAGTAAAACCTCCCTTAGTTTCTTGATAGTTTGCCTCCACCTTTTCAAAGGTGGAAATCTAATACAATCTACGGCTAGCGAATCTATACTACGGCTAGGGAATCTTATACGGTCTCAAAATGTCTTATATCTTATCGCATTCGTTTATATTTAGGTATTTTAATATTTTGATATATGTATATGTCAGCTTGGTCAGAATTTTGCCGAAAATATGCGTTAGAAAATAGTATTAGCTATACAGAAGCCTCAAAATTAGCTATTGTGAAAGAACTTTACAATTTACAAAAATCAGAGGCAATAATCGCTAGTAACGCTATATTTTTAGAAAAAATGGATGAAGCAATAGCAGTATTTGAAGCTGAGACTTTAGCAGTTGAGCTTCCAGAGGATTCAATTGTTACGGTTACTGTGGCTGATAGGTCACTAGAGCAGCCTTTAGTAGAAGTTCCAACATCTGAGCCAGTTCCTGTCTCTTCGCGATTGTCTAAGATTTTTGTCGCCAAACCAAAAAAGTTTAAATCAAATAAGAAGTTAGCGTAGATATATATATTTGTGCGTAGCATAGCTGGGTAAGAGAGGGAACACAGTTCCCTTACGCAGTTCACTTTATTTGTGCGTAGCATAGCTGGGTGTAAGAGGGAACGCAGTTCCCTTTCGCAGTTCCCTTTATTAATAAACTTACTTAAAAAACAGCTTAAAGATATTGTCTCATAGTATCTTATACAAATGCCAAAAAATCCAGTGAATTATTCGAAAACGGTTATATATAAGATCGTTAGTCGGAACCCAGAATTATTAGATTGGAAACATTTAGATCATACAACCGATTTTGTGAAGCGCAAAAATTACATAAAATCCAGTTGCAAAAATGGCAAAGATAACACACTGTTTAATTTTATTAATGCTAACGGCGGATTCTCAGAGTTTGAAATGTTAATGGTTTTAGAATTTCCAACAACAAACTCAGAACTAGTAAAGACACATATTTTTGGATTAGTGAATCCGAATATTACTATCTAAATCTAGCTACGCAAATGATTTATATTCTTTAATACAAATCATCTTATAGTATCTTATAGTATCTTATTATATCATTATTAAATCATATTAAAGAGAAATTAGTAGTATATATATAATGACCCCTAGTATTTCATATACTACCGAATGCCGGACAATTAATGTTAAAAGCTGCGCTGCTACTTCGTATAGAGAAATGTGTCAGAATTTCAATTCATATGAGCTGATTCCAAATGATAGAAAGGTCAAACCTTACTTTGATATTGAAATTAAACCTAAACATTGTAAATGTGGACAAGAATATTTGGATGTCGCCATCGAAATCGCTAACATTGCCTTGACAGCGATTGTCAAGCATTTTAATGGGATTGTTCCTAGGCTAGCTCTTTTAAACGCATCGTCAGCAAACTATAAATGCTGTCAATCTGGAGAAACCAAATGGATTATTTCACTTCATATTGTTGTCTCAAATTATAAGATTAGTAAGCAGAAATGTTTATCTATCGTTAAAGAAATGAACCAGACCTTAATTTTAAAGCAAGAAGTAGGCGATTATTTTGATTTAATTGATTCAAAATTTAAATTATTTGATGAAAGCATCTACGATGCGAATCGCAAAATCCGTTCTTGCGGCGCGAATAAGACCCACTGGGATAAAGATACTAACAAACTAGTTATCGAAGACCGACCTTTTGTGATTGAAAATGATGTGTCATTCGAAAGCACCGTTATTTCAGAATTCTTTGATGATGATACAATGGAAATCCCGGATGATTTACCTAGCAAGCATACTGTCAGCAACTCTGGTGTCTCAATAGATTTAACTGAAATCCAGCGACTGCTGTTGGCACTTGGGAGTAAATGCGAATCTCATCAGGATTGGATTATGGTTGCTCAAATCCTTAAAAATGAAACTAAAGATGAGGGACTCAATGATTTTCTTAATTGGACTAATAAATTCGGTTCTGAGAATAAGAAACTAGAAGCTATTACACATTATACCAAACACACCAAATACACAGCAAAATCTGATAAGAAGCGCCTAACTATTGCGACATTATATTACTGGGTAAAGCAACTAGGATTAAATGCTCATGCTAGCGCTGATGGCCATGCTTCGCTTCCCTCCGCAAATGCCGACCTACTTAACGATTACATTTTCGAGGTTGCCGACTTTCAGTTTGCCGTATTATTCAATAAATTATATAAAAATGAATTTGTTTGTGTTGATAAAATGAAAAAGGAATATTATTATTTTGCCACAGCTAGAGCGCTCTGGTTACAAGACAGCGGCGGAACTCCCATTAGAAATAAAATCTCTACTAGTTTCGCGGCACACTATCAAGAATATCAAACTGAACTACTCATACATGTTGACGAGTTGAATCCTACTTCTGCCGAAGCTGAAATAACTACTAAAAAAATTAAGAAAATTGCGGAGATTTGTATCAAACTCAATAAAACCGGAGACAAGAATAATATCTTGTCAGAAATTTCTGACTTGTGTAAAGATGTCGAGTTCCCATCTACTTTAAATAAAAGCGAATATATGTTACCTACTAATGATGGCAAGGTTTTAAATATGAAGGATTTGTCTACGAGAAATCGGACCATTGATGATAAATTCTCATTTCAATGTGGAGCAAAATTAATTTCATTATTAGATGTTTTGAGAGATAAGGTCGATACTTATTTCAATGATTTGTTCTGCGGTAATGCAAAAACCAAACAATGTGTTATTAACATTTTGAAAAGTGTGTTTATTGGCAGACCGCTGAGATATATTTATTTTTGCATTGGAAATGGTAACAATGGCAAATCCTTATTATTTAAAATATTAAATAAGATATTTGGGAAATTTATGGATATTATTTCTGAGAGTGTCATTATCGAACAAAAAGGCAATAAAAGCGCATTGAATACTGAAATCGAAAAGTTAGACAAGTGTAGATTAGGATATGTGACTGAATTAAAAGAAACAGATAAGCTGAATGAAAAGGTGATTAAACAAATATCCGGAGGCGATGCGATTAATTTGAGAACTCTGCATACTAAGGATTACACTATTAATCCAACTTGTAATACATTTGTTCTAACCAATGAAATGCCTAGCTTCAACGGTGAAGCAAAATCGATGCTTAATCGAATGATTGTAATTCCCTTTAAAGGAAATTTCGCTATCAATGATAATTTTGAAAAAGAAATGCTCGAATTAAGTGATTACATTTTTAGTTATATAATGCATAATGGTATTATATTAGATAAATTTGAGTTAAGTGATGAGATGATTGAAGAAGCAAGTAAGCATACTAAAAACAATACTGAAACAACATTGGAAGATTATTTGAAAGAACACTTGATTGACTGTGTTAATGATAAAAAGGATAACAAACTCATAATATTAAATGATTTAAGAGTTGCGTTTGAAGCATATTGCGTCACAAATAAATTAAAAAATAGTTTGACACAGAAAAAATTTACATCTAAAATGAAAATTTTAGGGTTTGAAATTAAAGAAAGTAATAGTAAGACCATGTTATATGGTAAGAAATTTAAAGAGGATGATTTGGATGATGATGATGAATAAGTCTATAAGACGTTTTGAGACCCCCGCGCAGCGCAGAATGGTCGAGAAAATTGTCCAGCTAAGAGAATACTTCAAGTTAGAAAATCTTGTGATTGATACCAGTAACGATAGTGATAATGAGAATAAAAAATTGAAATAAATTGATAATAAATATATTTTATTATTAATTATAATAATGACAGATTTTAAATATACTTGCAATAAATGTGGTTACAAAACTAATAGTGGTAATGATTACTCTTATCACATTAATAAACGTAAAAATTCTTGTAATCCGGAGTTTGATAATAAAATACTTTTATTGGCTTTTGAGAAAATTAAAACTTTTGAAACTGAAAGAGAAGATTTTGAGATTACTTATTCGACAGACACTTATACACTCTATATCAAGCGAAATTGTTTTACTAATCACCCGTATTTTGAGGAGTTTATTGTTAGATACGATGAACCCAATGTGAAGATTAGATTCTTTGCAGAATGGTATGAGGATAGTCAGGGTAATAGAAAAGATAAATTGAAAATTGCTAAATAAAAGTGGAAATTGGGTCTCAAAACGTCTTATAGACTTAATACTGCCATTTCTGGGGGTTGAAGAATGAACAGTGGGATTCAGTGGTATCCCACTGAATATTAATAGAATTGTTTGATTTTATTAATTTTTTGTGTATTTTGGGAAAACTTATTTGGATTTTGT